ACGAACGAGACATTGTTCTTGAGTTTGAAAAAAAAGTAGTATATGAGAACTAAAAAAGACATACAAATGTTATTAGAAAGCGGACTATCATCCGCTTTTGTTGCTAAATTAAATGACTCACAAATGAAGTCATTAATTGATAGATTTAGTAAGAATGTTATTGAAGAACAATCAATACCTCAAAACACAACAGTAGTATCAAAACCAGCACCACCATCATACCAAGTTAACCCTAATTCTAAAACTATGGTTAATGGTGTTGAAGTAGATACAACTGGAGGTAAAACTGTTGTAACCCCATTAAAAGAAACCGGTGAAATGAGTGAGAAATTTGAATCAAAAGCACAACAAGGATTCTTTTGGGCAAAGTGTAACACAAGTAAAGGTGTAAAGAAAAAGAAATGGTGTGAATTAGCGAGAGAGTTTTCTGATAAAACCACTAAAAAAGATTATGAAAATATGCCAGATCAGGTTTCTGAAGGTTTTTATGATTTATTTAGAAAAAAAATACCCAATCAAATTAATGATTCTAAATTAAAGAGCGAGTTTAAAAATTTTATTGTTAAATATTCAAAAATAAAAGATATTGAATCAGGTATTGAAGATTGGTCTGACAAAAAAATAATAGATCAGATTAAGGGATATGCTGATATGTCAAAACATGGAAGTACTCACAATAAAAGAGCCAAAGAACTTTTTACTAAATTGTTTGAGAAGAAAAAAGAAAAAACTAATGAAGAATTTGAGAAACTTTTGGAAGATCGTATTGTTGAAATGATTGAAAAACGAATTGAACCTAAAATGACAAAGGCTGACATTCTAAAAACAATTTCAGAAAAAATGGAAAAAAATAACTCAATGATTTTGAGAAACCCAAAAAAAATGAGTATGTTTGCTGACGAATCAGGAATTGAAAGTAAAAGAATGAAAAAACCAAGTCAAATGATGCCAATTATGGGAACAATGGAAGAAAACGAAACTAAAGAAAAAGAAAGAACTAAAGAGAAGGATGCGCCTACTAAACCAGGTACGACGCCTAAGAGAAGAGGTAATCCTTTTAAAAATCCTAACCCAGGTGTTAAGGAAGATCCAAGAGGTCAAAAGAAAAGTAAGGAAGATATGAAAAAAGATTTCATTGGATTAATTAACCAAGCATTATAATAACGATGGGAAATAAAGATTTAGAAAATTTAATTAGAAAAATTGTTAAGGAAGCACCTGTTGATTATGGTGATTACCCTGAAAGAATGGACCCAAGGTCTCAAGCAAAAATTGAGGATCCTGAAGGTTTATATGCAAAAAATAGGGCATTTAGAAAAGGGGTAAGTGACGTTGAAAGAATTACGGGAAAACGATTCAAAGAAATTGTTGATTACGTAAAAAGATATTACGGTACCGAAGAAAATGTGACTGACCCATCAGTCAAAAGAGCCATTCAAATGGAACAAATGAATTCTGTTAGACAGGCAATGATGATTGAACCATCACATAGGGAATCATTAAGAAATTTGGCGGTAGAGATTGCGTCTAAAGAATCTGGATGGATGTCACCCAATATTACAATGGAAGAGGCGTTAGAACAAGGTTTGATAACTAAAAGAGTAAGTGAAGAAGGTGGTGCAATATATGAATATGACTTTTTTAACCTTCTTACATTTTTAGGTGAACAAAAAGTGGACCCGTCAAAATTCCAAATGGAAAAAAAAGAAAAAAAGAAATTGGAGTTACCTCCAAATTTTTCATTTGATGTTGATGAATTAACTCCGGATGAAATTAGACAACTTGAGATTGAAAAACGTAATGTTATTAATGCAATAATTCAAGGTACGGGTAAACGAATTCAGTTTGCATATCAAGCATATAAAGATAGGTTAGATGAAATTGACCCAAGATTATATTCAATTTATAATAAAATAATGTCGGCAAATGATTTAATGTATTTTACCGACGAACAACTTATTGAAATGTTGGGTGGAAATGCAGCTGGATCATCTGGTCAAGCTGAAGAAGATGACGACGAAGAAGAAGGTGGAGGAGAAGAAAATCAAGAAGATGATGGTGTTGAAACTTTCTACGGAAACGGTTTAATATTTCCAATTTTATTACATGAATTAGGTAAAACATTTGAAATGATCCCATCAAGAGAGCAGTGGAGGGATATGGATCCGTCAATGGCTCAAGATGTTATGGGTCAAACCGACGTATTTTCAAATGAACCTATGCAATTTAGAGTTGGGGGTGAGTTGGTAAGAAAATTAAGAACTCTTTTACCTGATGAAATTACAGTTGACGAAGAAGGTAGAAAATATAAACCTTATTTTTCAAAAATCCTTTATAGTATTCCAGCCGAAGAATTCTTAAGAGATATTATGGCAAATGTTGTTTCTGACGATAATTCTGACAATGACAAAGCAAGACGTAAATTTCAAGAAATCTTACAAAAAGCAAAAAAAGAATACGATAGATACAATAATGGTGAAGAAGAGGATGAAGAAGAAGACGATGATATCCTTTCACAATTAGGACTCTAAAATCAATTAAAATAACTAAAAACCCCCTTTTATGAAAATAACTGGGGGTTTCTATATTTATAGATAAATACTTTTATGGGTTTATCTAAAGAACAAGTAATGCTTGAGTATGTGAAGTGTATGAAGGACACAACTTACGCATTAAAAACTTATTTACAGACATATGATAACACGGTTTCACAATATGTTCCGTTAGAGTTATTTCCCGATCAAATATCTTTATTACAAGATTACGAAAATTTTAATGAGAATATTGCGTTAAAATATCGTCAGGCGGGTGTATCTACGGTTACAGCGGCGTGGGCATCAAAACGATTGGCATTTGCTAAGAAAAACAAACCTGAAAAAATCCTTATTATTGCCAACAAACTTGATACGTCATTAGAGATGGCAAATAAGGTAAGAGCATTTATCGGTCAATGGCCTAAATGGGTTGGTGTAGATTTTTCACCAGAAAAGAACTCACAAAAACATTACAAATTAAATAACGGATCTGAGGTTAAAGCGGTAGCAACATCAAAAGATGCCTTACGTGGATTTACCCCTACAATATTAGTATTTGATGAGGCGGCGTTTATTGAAGCCGACAGTGATTTCTGGGCGGCTTGTATGGCATCCTTATCCACAGGGGGTAAGGTAATTGTGGTTTCAACACCGAATGGTTATGATCCAATTTATTATGAGATATACGATCAGGCATTAAAGGGAATGAATAACTTCAAAATCTCTGAGATGTTTTGGTATCGAGATCCAAGATATTCAAAAGATTTATATTTGGTTCCAACAGAAGATTTAGTTAAATATCTTTTAAATAAAGAAGAACACGATGATAGTAAACATATATCATTTGCACATATTGACCCATACCAAAGAAACTATAACGAATTAGATGAGTACTTCAAAAAAGGTTACAAACCTTGTTCTAGTTGGTATGAGAAAATGGTTAAGAAACTTAAATACGATAAGAGAAAAATTAACCAAGAGTTAAATTGTGAGTTTTTAGGTTCGGGGGATAACGTATTTGAGAATAACCAATTAGAATATATTAAAAATAATACCCTTATGGACCCGACAGGTAAATTAATGGGTAATTCATTATGGATGTGGAAAGAACCAGTTCCTGAACATAAATACATTATGGGTGTTGACGTTTCTCGTGGGGATAGTGAAGACTTTTCATCCATTCAGATCATTGATTTTGATGATAGAGAACAAGTATTCGAGTATGTTGGAAAAATTCCACCTGACGCACTTGCTGAGATTGCTTATAAATGGGGGATGATGTATAATGCATTTGTTGTTGTCGATATTACAGGGGGTATGGGTATTACAACCGTTAGAAAACTACAAGAACTTGGGTATAAAAATCTATACGTTGAAGGTGTTGACCAATCAAGTATTTGGTCTTATAACGCAAAGGCAGCAGAAAAAATACCGGGATTAAACTTTAATAATAAACGCGTACAGATTATTGCAGCATTTGAGGAATATGTAAGACATAAGTTTAAAATACGTAGTGTAAGGTTGTACAATGAAATGAATACCTTTATTTATATTAATGGTAGACCTGACCACCAAAGAGGTCAACATGATGACCTTATTATGGGTATATCTATGGCAATATATGTTGCCGAATCTTCTTTCACGAAATTGGAGAAGGTTGTTGAAAGAACAAAAATAATGTTGGAGTCGTGGACGGTTGTTAACGATGAATCATCTAAACGACAATCACATTTTGACCCAGTTATACCAAATAATAATGTAAGAAATGATATGTGGTCAAGAGACTCTGGACCATCAAAAGACGATTATATAAAATATGGTTGGTTATTCGGGGGTAGATAATATTTATAGATATGGGACTTACGTCAAGAAAAAAATCAGGAAATATAATTGGGGGATCAAGACTTGTTGTCCCTGGTCAGCCTATTTATAATGTAAAAGTAAATGATCCGTCATTTAATAGTAAGGGGGATAAAAGTAATGGTCAACAAACTAATACCACTAATAACGATACAAAAAAGTAAAATGAGTGAATTGTTTAGTATTGACAAAAAATTATTAGATTTTTAATATGGAGCAAAATAATAATAACAACAACATGAATAATTTAACGATATGGCAGAGGTTGTCAAAAACCTTTGGACCTAACTCGTTATTGGGGATGGATTATCCCACATATAAGATGGACAAACAAGTCCTTCTTAAAACTACGGATAAAAAAGAATACGAAAAAGAAAAATTACAACTCCAACAAACATTATTCTTAAATAATCAATGGGCAAAAATTGAGAACAATTTATATACCCAAGCAATTTATTATGAACCAAATAGGATTGCTTCATTTTATGATTATGAATCAATGGAGTATACTCCTGAGATTTCTACGGCATTAGACATTTATTCTGAAGAATCAACCACACCTAATCAGGATGGTTATTTATTACAAATTTACTCCGAATCAAAAAGAATTAAAAGTATCTTGGTTGATCTTTTTGTAAACAACTTAGATATTAACACTAACTTACCTATGTGGGTTAGAAATACCTGTAAATATGGTGACAATTTTGTTTATCTTAAATTAGATACTGAAAAGGGTGTTACTGGGTGTATTCAATTACCTAACATTGAAATCGAAAGATTGGAAAGAGGTATGGAAACAAGAACTGTAAACGCAACCCCAAATCCAAACGATAAGGGTTTAAGGTTTAATTGGAAGGTAAAGGACATGGAATTCAATACATGGGAAATTGCTCACTTTAGATTGTTAGGGGATGATAGAAAATTACCATACGGGACTTCAATGTTAGAAAAGGCTCGTCGTATTTGGAAACAATTAATATTGGCGGAAGATGCGATGTTAATCTATAGAACATCAAGAGCACCTGAAAGACGTGTATTTAAAGTGTTCGTTGGTAACATGGATGATAAAGATGTTGAAGCATACGTACAACGTGTTGCAAACAAGTTCAAAAGAGAACAAGTTGTTGATAGTAAGACAGGTAATGTAGATTTACGTTTTAATCAAATGGCGGTAGATCAAGATTACTTTGTTCCTGTTAGAGACCCAGCACAAACAATGCCGATTGAGACATTACCGGGAGCACAAAACTTGGCAGAGATTGCTGATATTGAATATATTCAAAAGAAATTATTGACGGCCCTTAGAATACCAAAGGCTTATTTAGGTTTTGAAGAAGTTGTTGGTGATGGTAAAAACTTATCTTTATTAGATATTAGATTTGCAAGAACGATCAATAAAATACAAAAGGCGATTATTGCCGAATTAAATAAAGTTGCAATTATTCACCTATTCTTATTAGGATTTGAGGATGAATTACACAACTTTACTTTAGGTTTAACAAACCCATCTAAACAAGCAGATTTGTTGATGATTGATGTATGGAAAGAAAAGGTATCATTATATAAAGAGATGGTTACCGAGATCCCTAAATCAATCCAACCAACATCAGCTACTTGGGCTAAGAAACATATCTTTGGTTTCTCTGATGAAGAAATTAAACTTGAGGTACAACAAATTAGATTAGAAAGAGCGGTTTCTGCGGAGTTAGAAAATACTGCAACTATAATTACACATACAGGATTATTTGATAATGTTGATAAACTTTATCATACCGCAACAGGAGCGACACAAAATGCTGCGGGAGGAGCACCACCAGCACCAGGAGAATCTCCTGATATGGGAGGTGGAGAAATGCCACCACCACCGGCTGATGCGGGAGGTGAAATGCCTATGGGCGAATCTAAAAAAGATAATCTAAACATCTTATTAGAAAACGATGATTTATTGGGAGAAACGTATCTTGATTTATCAAAAGGTAGAAATTCTTTGGGTTCC